GCGCTGCGCCCCCCAGCATACATTTTCGGCTGGAAAGGAACCGGACAATCAGAAGGCGGGCCGGTTGGGCTGTGAGTGAACTTGCGGCCGGAAACGAAAACGGGGAGAGCCGTCTTCCAACGCACTCTCCCCACCGTGCCTAACAGGTAGCACGAAATCGTTGCAGATGTCGAACACAAAAGTGTTGCAACACATTGGGGTCATTCACGCATTCAACCGCGAGGCAATCTTGGTCAGTGCCAACTTCCAGCGCCGCCATGCGGTGGTGCGGTCGCAACCGAGCTCGCAACTGATTTGCTTCCATGGTATGCGGGCCGCGCGCCGCCAGATCAGCCGACGTTCGGGTTCTTCGATCCATAGCACCCAGTCGAAGGTTTGTTCGAGCCGGGTGATTGCTCCAGCAGACGGCCAGATACGCATGGGCTGCGATTCCATTGCAGCGATCTCGCGGCTGGTCCGTAGGATGTCGGGCCAGCTGTTGAAATAACCCTGCACTTTCACTGGCGGCAGCTTGCGCAATGTGCGGAACGCCTCCTCGAAGTGTTTGGCAACGTCATCGGCTGTCCATTCGCTATCAGCCACGGCGCGCCTCCCTTTCTGAAACGCGCGGCCCATAGAGCTTTTCGCCGATCTGACGAACCAGTTCCCGCTCTGGCCAGGTTAACCGGTCATCATCAGCAGAAACGGCTAGCACACCCTGTTCGCGCCATCCGTCACGTTTGACCCGTTCGGGATCTCGGCGATGACCGCCATAGCCTTTGGGAAAGTAGCTCATGCCACACCTCCCTTGGTTTCGATTGCCCAGTGCAGGATGGCGATGGCGTCGGCCTCGTTGTCGTCCGCGGGGCTGTATCCTCTGGCCCTTGCTTCTGCGATCATGGCGGCCTTGTTGGCATTGCCCTTGCCGGTTGCGTAGCGCTTGATGGTGCCGACCGGCACACCCTCGTAGGGAATGCCACGCATTTCTGCCCAGCTCGTCAGGGACGCCAGCAGCCCCCCATAGACATGGGCGGCATCGGTGCCTGCATGACGGCGCACCTCTTCAAACCAGATGGTGCCAATCGGTCCGCTCAGCCGATCCAGCTCGTTCAGCCAGTTAGTGAATCGTAGATAGCGCATGCCGCCGCCATCGTATCGGCCCGTTTTGAACGACGCGGTGCCTGTGGTGATCAGTCCGTCAAGGCTGCGGAGCGCCCAGCCCGTGGTAGTGCCAAGATCGAGCGCGAGGACGGGGCGCGGTTTTAGCGGTTGGGTCATGATGACCTCCTCTTCGTTTTGCCGGGCGCGGCGAGAGAGCGTGCCGGTGAAGGCTGCGGTCTCGCCAGGCCCCGAAGGGTGGTCTGGTCATGTCAGGTGCCGGGCGAAGGGGCGCCCGGCAATATTTCTAGACTTCAAGGCAACTCCCTTGAAGCAAGTCTTGGGCTAAGCCCTTGGTAACCTGATACAATATATATATTTCATATTATTATATAGTTATAGAGGGGGGACTCTTTACTTATATCGCGCAGGCACACACCCGCGTAGGGAAAGAGTGTCCTCTTGAAAAATTGAAATAAGCCAAGCTCCTGATATTTGTCATTCGGTTCAGATGGTTATGGGTCAATTGACTTCTTTTTGAGAGATTTTGCGCCCTGAAGCATCTCGCCAGGGACCGGCCCAGCGTGCCATCCTGTAAATCATGGCTTTGCGGCCGCCAGTTTGCCGCATGCCAGTGGTGATGTCGCCGGTTTCGATCAGGGTGAGCAGGATTTCGTTGCGGTCGCGTGCCTTGAGCCATTGGGACGCGCGGGTGATCCCGGATTTGGTGATCCCTTTGGCCCCGGCGGCACGGACGATTTCCTTGATCCGCTTCAGATGGGCTTCCGTCTCGGTATCGGCCACGTGCCGCTCGATGGCTTCAATTGTTTTTGCCGAGAAATGGCGCACGAAATCGATGGCCCAATTAGCGGCAGCCTCATCGATGACAGGGTGTTGCGGGTCGCGACCGACGGCCACGATCAAAGCCAGCTTGAGGGCATTTTCTCCAATCCGGGCGAGAATGGCTGTGAAGGCTGTGCCGCGTGCGGCTCGCAATTCCGCCGTCAATTCCTGGCTCAAGGTATTGAACCGGGTCTGTGCCCCGCCAGTCATCGGCACGGTTGCGGGGTTGACTGCCGTATTCTGGCCAGCTGTCTTGCCAGCGAGGTTTCCGCTTTGAAGACCGCCTCCAGCCGCCAGGCTCTTGAGCCCACGTATCAGCGGATGCGGTACCTGCCGGATCCCGGCTGTCATGTTTTCGTCAGGATAGTCCTCGTCGCTTGGCAAGATCAGGAAGCGGGCAAGTGACCCGTCGATCACATTGGCTCCCCGCAATGCGCCCCAGAAATGGACGGGCGTCGTCGTGCCATAGACACACAGGCAGGGCTGAACGATGTCGCGGCGTTCGTTCGAGCCGTCCCGGTTGGCGTATTCGGCACCGAGGAAGATGCTCCCTGCCGCCGTAAACAGCTCCGTCATATTGTCGAGGATTTCGGTGATGTGGCGCGGGCTGCGTTTGCGGTCTGCCGCAGCTGACAGGAACATGCCGAATTCATCGATCTGAAACAGGATCGCGGGCTGGCGATGCAGTGCGGTCAGTAGTCCTGCGCCGGAGGCGATCTTGTTGCCACCGAGGTGATGGGCGAGTCCGGCCTCGAAGAACACCTCATTGATGATCTCCCGTGCGTGGTTCTTGCCCGACCCGCTATCGGCGATGCCGATGATATAGAGGTTTGAGCGCAGATTGCTTTCGGTCCGGTAGTTCCGTCCCATGAGCGCGCCGATGGCACACAGACTTGCCCCGAGTGACAGAAGCGGCTGCGGCCGCCGCGCGGTCGACAGCATGTAGGCGGTCAGATCCCCGACCAGCCCGTCCGGCATGTGTAGCGCGTAGGCGGTGTGATCGTCCGTTTCCGTGCCGGGTTCCAATATATCGCCCAACTGTGACAACAACCCTGCTGCGGGGTGGGGTTCCGCGCAATCCGTGGATCCATCCAGGTGCAGCGCTGCGTCTGGCTTCCAGCCGCGCTCCAAGGCGAGATGATAGATCGTCCCCGCGCCGATCCGGTCTGGTTTGAAGCTTGTCCAGGCCTTGAGCGTGGTCGCCGGCACGTCCTTGGCGGCCTGTGCGGACCATTGCGCAAAGACATCCTGGCCGTCTTCACCAAGCGCGCCTTTGAGCGCCATGCCGATCCGCATCCAACTGTCGTAATCAAGCTCGGCATTTGGCAGCCATTCGAGAGCCGATTGAATAGCCGGTAGCGTGCCTGTCTGGCTGTGCCCGGTGAGATGTGGGTGCACGGCGGGCGTCACCGCGAACCCGCGCTGGCGAACCGCTTCCGGAAGCATTGCCTGAGCCGCCTCCAGAAATGCCAACGCCTCATCGGCCGTGATAGCCGGGAGGTCGGCGATATCGAGGTCAGCCAGACCTTCCTCGGGCCAAATATAGGATGCGCCTGTGTCGGGATGGGTGGCATAGGCCAGAAATTGTTGTCCGAGGCAGAGAACCTCGAGCGGATGGCGTTTGATGCCACGAAACGGTTCTGCCGCGCGATAGACCAGCAAACGCTTGGGGGCGCGTCCGATGCGCAGCGCTGGTGTGTCACCAAGGCGATCGCGCGCCAGCTTCTCGATCTCCAATGCGAGCTCAGCATCTTCGGCAATGTCGATGTCGATGGCGGCAACACCGCCCCCAACGAGCCCGACACCGCAATCGGGCCAGGCAGACCATGTCCCAACTTCAACTTCGGTCGTGGGACGCGCGGCATGGCGGTTCCATTCCGGGTAATCCACCCAGGTACCGCGCTGGAAACGGCCGGGCTTCTTGGTGCCGGGCGCAATGGGCAGGATGGCGTAGCCATTGGTGACAAGCCGCGCGCCGTAGCGCGCCATGTGAGAGAAACTCTGCATCAGAAAGGCACCTCCGGCACCGTGCCGTCGAGCCGGGTGCGGTCCCGCGCAGCAAGTTCGCGCAGGTGATCGCAATACCCGGTGACCACGACATCAATAAATTGATCCCATTCGGTCACGCTCAAGGTCGCGAGATCGGATTTGCAGATGCTCTCCAGAAAGGCTCCGCCTTCCTGGCCACCAACGGTCATCGCTTCTGTCTCGTTGGGTGTAGGATCGATCATGCCCGTCCTCCCATGGCAGATTTCCTGACACGTCCGGCTGCAGAGGAACTTGCGGCTTTGGTCTCGTCGCGGGTCCGAGACGGGTAAGACAGGGTCGAACCAGCCAAACCCGCGAGGTTGCCGGTGGCAGACGGCGCAGAGGCCGTTGTGGAATGCGTGCATGGGTCAAACCTGTAGCCGGTGATCTCGACATAGCGGCCCGATGGACGGACCGCGATGTGGCTAGGACGGGTCAAGCTGCGGGACAGCACCAGCGCCTCGTTCACGTTGCATGGCATGGGTTGACCGGATGCGCGTTTGCGCCACCAATCTTCTGCTTTTTGCCGCGCGTAGCCCTGATGCTCGAAGCAGATCCACTCCTGATAGGTCGTGATCCCGCAGCTATAGGTCACCTTCAGCGAGGGCCGACCGCCCCGCTTGTCATGGCGGCTGTAGGAGATGTTGCTCACGGCGACCCATTGTGGTGTCTTGGGCGACAAGACGGGCAAAGTGGCTGCGGTCGGCGCGATCTTCACTTCCCGGGCCGGGAACACATAGCCGCAATCCGGACATTCTGACGCCGAGAGTGCGATGATGCTGTCGCAGTCCGGGCAGACCTTGGTCGGCGCCTCGCCGCCGCCGCCGTCACCGGGGCGTTTGGGCCGGACCAGATCGATCGGCCCGTGGCGGCGGACATTGCCTGCGAAGTCCAGCACCAGGCAGTTCTCCTTGCCCGGCGCGAGGCGGGTACCGCGCCCGACCATCTGCACATAGAGCCCGGCCGATTGCGTCGGACGAAGGAGCGCGATCAGGTCGACGCCCGGCGCGTTGAAGCCGGTGGTCAGCACGCCCATCGAGGCCAGCGCCCGGATTTCTCCGCGCTTGAAGGCGGCGAGGATCGCATCGCGTGCCTCCTTCGGCGTGTCACCGAAGATCGTGCCGCAGCTGATGCCCTGGCGGCCGAATTCCTCGGCCACATGGCGCGCATGATCGACACCCGAACAGAAGGCCAGCCAGGATTTGCGGTCACGGCCATGCTCGATGATCTCGGTGACGGCCGCGCGGGTGATGGCGTCCTGGTCGACCGCCGCCGCCAGATCGCGCGCAATGAAGTCGCCCGCGCGGCAGCCCACCTTCGATACGTCCAGCCGGGTTGCGGGCTGTTTCGAGACCAGAGGGCTCAGATACCCCGCGTCGATCAGCTCGCGAACCGGGGCCTCATAGGCGATGTCGGTGAAAAGCGCGTTCTGCCCCTCATGCAGCATGCCGCAGTCGAGACGGAACGGCGTGGCGGTCAGCCCGATCACCTTGAGCGCCGGGTTGATTGCCTTTAGCGCGTCGAGGAAGCGCCGATACATCGTGCTCGATTTGCCGGGGATCAGATGCGCCTCGTCGATCAGCACCAGATCGGTGTGGCCGACCTCCGCGGCACGGCGGTGGATCGACTGGATGCCCGCGAAGAGGATCCGCGCCTGAGCGTCGCGCTTGCCGAGGCCCGCCGAATAGATGCCCGCTTGAGCATCGGGCCAGAGGCCGATCAACTCCGCATGGTTCTGGGCGATCAATTCGCGGACATGGGTCACGATCAGGATGCGCTGATCAGGCCAGGCCTTCAGCACCCCCTCGATGAAGGAAGCCATGACAAGCGACTTACCGCCCGCGGTCGGAATGACCACCAGCGGATTGCCGGTGTGGGTCTGGAAATAGCCGTAGATCGCGGTGATCGCTGCCTGTTGATAGGGGCGCAGGGTCAGCATGGCGCAGCCTCCTGGGAACGAGCTTCGTTTGTCCAGGTCGAGCCATCGGCCAAGCGGTAGGTGACGACATCGTCGCCCGCATCGATGACCTCGCCCGGGATGAGATCGGGGATGAAGAGATGGCGGCCGCAGGCCGCGCGTTGCTCGGTAGGCGTCAGCATCCGGTCGTGGCGGGCGCAGTGCCAACCACCGTCGACCGGCGTCGCATGCAGGCAGGACCGGCAGGTCACCGCGGCGCCACCGCCTTCATGGCAGGCCGAATGGTGATCGCAGAACCGGCATTCGAACCAGGCCGGGTCCTCGCTGATCCGCGCGGGCGGATGCTGGGCGAAAATGATCCGCCCGGCTTTTCCCAGAAGACGCTCCGCCATGGCACGGTCCACTTCGATGCGTTCGACATGCAGCGCGTCGGTGTCCTTGCAGACCGCGACGTAGAGGGCGCGCGTGATGCCCGTCAGGTACATGTAGATCTGCATCTGCGCGGCATGTTGGGGCTTGGCCAGAACCACGCCCTTGGCGGTCAACTCGTTGAAGCTCTTGACCGAGTGGGTCTTGAATTCCAGCACATGCCAGGTCTTGGGCGCTTCCAGGAGCCCAATGGCAACGCCGTCGAGCGAGCCGCCGAAATGGCCGCCATGGGCCTCGACCCGGAACTGGCGGCCGGTCTCGGGATCGACCTCGAGCACGGTCGCCCCGGTGGCACGCAGGTTGCGCACGAGCCGGTCCTCTTCCAGCTGGCCCGTTTCGAAAAGGCGCAGCAGGCGGCCGGAATGGCGCGCGGGCGTGATCCAGCGGAAATCATACCAGAGCGCCCGGGCACAGGATTTGCCGATGATCGACGCCCCGAGGTGATCGCGGAAACCATCGCCCTGACGGGCCTCGTAGTCGGCATAGATCGCCGTAAGGGTCGGCGTGGGGGCTTCGGGAAGCTCTACCATCACAGACCCTCCCGTTCGGCTCTCGCCTGTGCATCGGTCAGAATTCCATCCCAGGTCTCGGGATCATGGCGTTCCCGCAGGATACCGATCAGCGCGTCCTTGAGCTTTTCGCGGCGACGGCGGCCGGTGCCTTGGGCGAGCAGTTCCGCCCGCTCGCGGCACAGGTGGCGCAGAGCCGTGCGGGCCCGGTGGAACCAGTCCGGATCGATCGGCTTCTGGCCGCGCTGGCGCGCAAGGTCGGCCGTCGCGATCTGCGTGCGGATCTTGGCGATGGAATCATCGAGTTCGATCAGCCGACGCTGGGCTTCGGACAAGCCGGGGTTGTTCACAGCCGCAGGGGCTGCGTTGGTCATGTCAGTCATGGGAGTATCCTCAGATGGGGTTGCGCGCTGCCCCGTCAGTCAGGGCGCAAGGCAGCGCGAAGGCTCAGCCCTTTTTGTTCCAGGGCGCGGAGGCCATTTTCGACGGCACCGAAGAACCGGCCGGATCGGGCACGGGCTTCGCCGGGCGGCCGGCCGGGGCCGAACCACGCTCGGGCGGCCGGTAGGCAATCGCGTTGCTCTCGCCGTAGCCGTTCTTTGGCGGCCGGATCTTCACCTGGATCGTCATGGGGATCAGGTGCAGTTCCTCGCTGTCGTTGACATGCATCCGGCCCGTGGCGTGACAGATCGCCGAGAGCGTGCGCTGCGCGATCTCCACCGTGGTCGGGTTCGGGTTCACCAGATTCAACTGGTCGAAGATCTTCCGGCCCTTGTGCTCACCCTCAAGGATGTCGAGCATCAGCCAGAGGAACTGACCCATGCCGTTCTTCGTGACGCGCATCTCGCTCTCGACGATCTGGGCGCGGTATTTGCCTGCGGGCAGCAGCTCGTAGGCTGTGGTGGGCTCGACGCTGGTGGCGTCAAAGGACGTGTCGAAACGTGCCATGGTCTTGTCCTTGTACAGTTCATTGGGATTGGGGCATGGCCGCGAGAAACTCCGGCCACATCAGCGGCAGGGTGTCCGGCAGACCGTAACGGTTCTTGGCGAGGAAGGCGGGGCGCTCTTCGGTGTGCATGACGCGTGCACCCGACCCGAGCGCCCGGGTCACCTTCTTGTTGAAGCCGACATCGGATTTGGCGACCGAGATCTGGTAGTTGGCGAAGAGCACCACGTCCGAATGCTCCTGCAGCAGCGCTGAGGCGCGGGTCTGCAGCTTGATCACATAGCGGTCGTAGGGCTCGTGCTCGGGGCTGTCGAAGCGCTTGATGTCTGTATGGGCAATCTGAATGACCACCATGCCTTTGCGGTCCCGCAGCGCGTTGAGCTTGTCGAGATATTCACGCCAGATGGTCAGCGCCTCGGCATAGCCCTTCCCAAACCCCGGCGCCTCGATCGAGGCCCAGCCGTTGCGCTTGCAGGCCTCGGCCCAGATCAGCGGCTCGAGCCAGTCGACGCTGTCGACGACGACGGTGCCATAGTCGTGATCTTCATCCAGCAAGGCGTCGAGCGCTTCTGAGACGTCGGAATAGCCGGTCGCCAGCGGAAAATGCGGGACCTGCAGCTTGCCCAGACCATCTTCGGTCATGAGGAAGACGGGCCGGTCAGCATCGGCTGCGAAGGTGGATTTGCCGACCCCGGCCACGCCGTGGATCAGGATGCGCGGCGGCCGAAGCACCGATGCTGTGCGCAAGGAAGCAAGCGAAATGGCCATCAGCGCACCTCCTCGTTCAGCACCAGGCGGAATTTCGGCTTGCCGGTGCGGACCGTGCGCGCCGGCTCAAATCCCTTGCGCCAGCTCTCAGGAAGGGCTGTATACTTGCGTTCCGACACCTTCAGCGTAGTTTCGATGAACTCCGCCGGATCCTCACCTGCCGAGGCAATGTTCTCCGCTATCTGCGCAAGCAACGCCTGGTCCCAATCGATGCGTTTGGGGAGATCAGCGGTCACGGTGACATTGCCATCGTTGAGGCGAACCATGCCGGTATCTTTTCCGGCTTCACGGCGGCACTCCGCTGCCCGGTCGCCGTATTTCAGCGCGATCGCGCCTTCGAGCCAGTCGGACACCGTCCTGGCCCGGTGGAGGTCCTGCTGCGCCGCCTCTTGCAGCAAGGCCAGTTGATCGGCGGGAAGCGCAGCGATCTCGCCGACGGGCATGGCGGGTATATCCGCCAGTGTGATGTGGTTTGGGATCGTCATCGCAGCCCCCTTACGCTGACATCGGGCGATGAGGTTCGCCGTCTGCACCACGGATCTGCTCGGCCTCGAATGCCTCGACGTCTTCAAGGCGGTAGATCACGCGGCCGCCGAGCTTGATGAATTTCGGGCCTTCACCCGTCCACCGCCAACGCTCCAGCGTCCGGTGCGAGATGTTCCAGCGAGCCGCCAGCTCGATCTGGGAAAGGTGCCTTGTCGCCATGTAAACCTCCTTGGGATTTCTGCGAATAGTTGCGGGTTCAACATGGCTGAGGGCGTGGGAGGCGTTGGGGAGGCAGGCGGGAGGCAAATCGGGAGTTGCTGCGAAAACCTGCCTCAAAGACAAAAAAAGCCGCCCCAAAGGACGGCCTTTCAGTGCAACGGCGATGATCCGATCAAGGATCAATCCAGCAGTTTCCATCATCTATTTCAATGAAACGGTTCCAATCGTTCCGGCGACCGAAGGCTTTTTTCAGCGTGTTGACCTGGCCTCCGTAGCCTGCCTCCTCCAGAACGACTGCCACGCGAAGAGCGGAAGAGTTTTCAGACCAGTAGGCTTGGAAAAGGAGCTGCAACAGTCTGCGCTGCTTGTCCCCGCCGAACGTCAATTTTTCTCCGCGGTGCCACACCATCCCGCAATCCTCAGAATGATCAAGCGGGAACCGACGTTGGACCTGTTCGGGGAACACCCGCGCCCCGAGGGTCTGCGGCGAAATCGCGAGCTCAGACAGATCACCTGCGACATCCGCGACACTGATGAAGTGATTTCGCTTCTGGGAGGTCTCCGGGATACGCCCATCGGCTGTCGAGGTCAGGATGATGCGGATTTCCTGTGGCGGCTTGCGTGAGATCAGCGCCTCGAGCTGCGCCCAGACACGCGGATCACTGAGTCGCCGGGCAAACCAGACGGGCACCGGGGCCTTCGCCCCGGCCAGCTTGATGGTTCCCGCATCAAAGATGAGATCGGCGTTCAAGGGTGTTGGACGGGAAGGCCCGGCACGCTCGAACGCCACCAGCATCTTGGCAAGTGCCAGGCCATAGTCGACCCCGCATGCCGCGATGTCCTGATCGGGCACCGTGATCCAGCGGCCAGCGCTGTCGTGATAGCCGTATGCTTGCAGTTTGGCCGACCAGGTCGCCTCAATCAACTCATCTTCGTAGTCATCCATCCCCGCAACGACCGGGACATGCCCGCTCGTAACCAGCAGCTTTGCCTTCAACAATGTGTCCGTCGTAGCGTGCGAGACTTGGCGCAGCGCCGAAACCTGAAGAGACGGGCTGCGAGCTTCCATGGCCCGCAGCAGAAGGTCGACAGCACGTTTACTCAAGGACGTCGCCTTCGTCCTTGTCATCTTTCAGAATGCCCCAGAACCGCAGGTACTTCTCGCCGATCAGGCGCTCTTGCTGCGTCATGTCCTTCAGGTTGCAGCCATGCGGCATGGTCACGGTCAGTGACAGAGATTTTCCGCGCCCGCCGGACGGACCGGGGTGGAACTTGATCGTGAAACGCGCCCGCGTGATCACCCATTCCGGTACCTCACCGGTAATTTCGTGAACGAAGGAACCTCTGCCGATGTCCAGACCAATGCGATGCTTGGCCATCTCCCAGATCGACCGGTCCGCGCCCGACATGGACTCCAGCGTGATGCGCTCTTTCGCATCCCCGAGATCCATCAACCGCAGTTCCTTGACCGTCACCTTAGCGATCCCGTCTGCCGGATCGGTCGGAAAATCGAACGGCTGCAAAAGCATGCTGAGATCGTATTCCCGCAGCGGCAGCTGCTGGTTCGCGTCAATGGTAATGCCGAGCAGGTCCCTCGCCATGAAACGCGTGAGATCCATGCGATCCTCGCGGGTCTTGGCCACGACCTCGATCACTCCGGTCGCCGCCTCATAGGTCAATGCAGCTTCAAACACCGGTTTGACGATGCGGCGGGACAAGGTGCTGTCGGCATCGAAACCCAGCATGTCCTCGGGGCGGCCTTCACGGTAGATGGCCACCTGAACGAGTTCGCATTCTTCGCCGTCGAGGATCACCCGGTGCCGATCGAAGATGTCGACATGCACATTGGGTGTTTCAAACCGTTCACGAATCGCGGCAATGAAAGCGGCAAGCGAGATCGAGTCTTTTTTTACATCAAGACCTTCGTCGACCCCAAAGCCATCCCAGGATCGCCCACGCCGACGCTCGTCGTTGTAGCGAACTTCTTCAGCAAGCCGGAACCGGTCGTTTTCGTTCAGGAATACCCAGAGTGAGCGATTGTTGGCGCCCTCAAGTCCATCGAATGCCAAGCGGTTCTGGACAACATTCTGCAATGCATTCTGGCCAGGTTCATCTGCCAGAGCCGCCACGCGATCCGCGTCCAGTAAAACCCGCTGCCTTTCATCGTTTGACATCGCGTCAACGGCCTTGATCAATGGTTCTACCACTTCGGGCTCGGGCTTCAGCCAGTCGATTGGTGGAAGGGAAGTGAACCCGGCAGTTGTGAAATAATCCTGCAGGCGCGTCACAGGGGTCTTGCGAAGAAAAGCGGCAATTGCGGTCATCAGTGGTCTTTCTTGGTCAGGGTGGGAGGACAAATTCTCCAAAAGGTGGTACGATGTTGTTCGATATATACCGAACAAGTTGCAGAGTCTACACTTGCAACACAATTTTGTTCGATATGTCGAACGACAGTCCTGCAACCAAGGAAACCCGGGATGATACGATGACCACCTCCCTCGGCGCCAAGATCAAGCGCCACCGTCAGGAAAAGGGATATTCTCTCGACAAGCTTGCCGAGCTTTCCGACTCAAGCAAGAGTTACATCTGGGAACTCGAGAATCGCGATACGAGAAAACCTTCCGGCGAAAAGCTGACAAGTATTGCCAGGGCTCTTGAAGTCACGACGGATTATCTCCTCGACAACAGCGATGAACCCGGCGACGAAGTTTTGAAGGAAGCTTTTTTCCGTAAATTCAGTAAGCTGGACCCCGGAGACCAACAGAAGATAAGCCAGATGATTGATATGTGGGGTAAGAAGGATTGAATTTGCCAACGACGCCTCAGGGCTGGGCTGCCAAGCTGACCAAAATCCTGCCCATTTATCAGGCGGCGCATGGGATGCCTCGGTTTCCCATTGATGTGGCCTCCATTGCAAAGGATTTTTCGCGTCAGTATTTTCCGGATGCTCCGATCACCGAGGTTGATGGATTGGAGCTCTCCAAAGGCGTCGAAGGCATGTTGATGCCGGTTCCCGAGCATCCCGGCGAATGGGGGATCATTTATAACAAAACCATCCGCTCGCAGGGTCGGCGCAACTTTACGCTCGCGCATGAGTTGGGCCATTATTTTCTGCATCGTCCGTCCCATCCCGGAGGGCTGACATGCACTAATCGTAATATGAGCGATTGGGATGCAGGCCGAAACAGGATCGAGGCGGAAGCGAACACTTTCGCCTCCTACCTGCTGATGCCGTTCGACGATTTCCGGGAGCAGATCAAGGGCAGGGGCGTCGACTTGGACCTCATGACCGGGTTGGCGGACCGTTACGCTGTTTCGATGACGGCCGCGATCCTGAAATGGATGACCATCACCGACAAGCGCGCGATGATTGTGGTCGGCAAGGAAGGGTTCATTGATTGGGCCTGGAGCAGTGAGCCTCTGTTGAAATCCGGAATCTTCTACCGCGCCCGGCAGACCGTGATCGAGTTGCCGCCAGCCTCACTTGCCGCTTTGGAGGTGGATGCCGATGAAGGCCGCCACGGCCATGATCACCCGGCTGGGGTCTGGCCTGGCTCCGAGCCCGTGCGCGAGATGACCGTGTTTTCACCCAGCAATGATCTGATGACGATTTCGTTGCTGCTCTATCCCGATCATGCTCCCTCCCGATGGGACACTTCCGATTTTGAGGAAGAGCCAATTCGGGACAGTTACGACAGGTTCATGAGTAACCGGACGGGCTGATTCGTCACGGCGGTCATGCTCGCCGCGTTAAACACAACTGTTTCCACTGCGCAGGGCTTCGCTACAGTTCGAATACGCCGCCCTTGTCTTCAACATATTGATTTACTTGAATTATACCTGATTTCGCGACACACTTCCCCATCACATCAATCGCGAAAACAACCATGCCCCTGCTCACCAAAGGCCCGCTATCCGGGCCCAATCCCCTATGCCCGGAACGCATGTCCGCCGACATGCGCATTAGCGAAATTGGTCGCATTCTGGCGGCCGGTGTCATTCGCCTGAATTCTGAAAAGTCCAGTCCATTATCTGCCGCCACCGGAGACAGTTCCGTGGACTCTCCGCCCCGAAAGAGCGTTGGTCGTCGGAGAAAACCTATCCGTGTTGGAGGAGTTGATGAAGCATCATCATAACAAGACACAGTCAAAACCGGGACAGGATGCGGGTCTCGACCAGAGCGTACTCACGCGGCTTGCGGGGCTCAAGGCCATGAGCGTGAAGAACCTGAAAGCAGAGTGGGAGAGGCTTGCCGGTGGTGGCGCGCCGAACAACAGCCGCGCTTTCCTCGAATCGCGCATTGCCTACCGAATCCAGGAGCTGGCCTATGGCGGGCCCGATCCGGAGACCCGTCGTATGCTGGACCTTCTGGCTGACGAAGTCGAGGGGAGTGTTCGCCGGAAGCGCCAGATAGCGGACCCCCGCAATCCGGTTGCGGGGACGAGGCTGATCAGGGAGTGGCATGGCGTGGAACATACGGTCACCGTGATGAAGGACGGCTTCGACTGGCAAGGCCGCAAATACAAATCTCTTTCACGCATTGCGCGCGAGATCACTGGCGTGCGCTGGAATGGATATCGATTCTTCGGACTGCAGGCTCGCAAGAAGGATCAGCGGTAATGGATACAGGTTGCGTTAAAGGCCGTCGCCTTCGCTGCGCGATTTATACCCGCAAGTCGAGCGAGGAAGGACTCGATATGGAGTTCAACAGTCTTGATGCCCAGCGGGAGGCCTGCGAAGCCTATATCGCCAGCCAGAAATCCGAGGGCTGGGTTGCCACCCGCGACCGCTACGACGACGGCGGTTTCTCGGGCGGCAATCTGGACCGCCCCGGGCTGAAGCAGTTGATCGCCGATGTCGAAGACGGCCTCGTTGATGTGATCGTGGTCTACAAGATCGATCGCCTGAGCCGTGCGCTGATGGATTTCTCGAAGCTGGTCGAGGTCTTCGATCGCAACGGCGTTACCTTCGTCTCGGTCACGCAGTCCTTCAATACGACCACCTCGATGGGACGGCTGACGTTGAACATCCTGCTCAGCTTCGCCCAGTTCGAGCGTGAGGTCATCGGCGAACGCATTCGCGACAAGGTGGCAGCCTCGCGAAAGCGGGGGATCTGGATGGGCGGTTACGTCCCCCTCGGCTATGACGTACAGGATCGCAAGCTTGTAGTGAACAAAACTGAGGCTGCCACGGTTCGCAGGATATTCGATCGGTTCGTGGAGCTGGGCTCCGCAACCGTTCTGGCGCGCGAATTACGCAAGGATGGCGTTCTTAGCAAACAGGGGACGCTTATCGAAAAAGGCTATCTTTACCGCATACTGAAGAACAGGGTCTATCGTGGCGAGGCTGTTCACAAGGGCAAAGTCTATCCGGGTGAACACGATGCGATCGTCGATCAAAGGGTTTGGGATCAGGTTCATGTCATTCTTAAGGGCAATCGTCACACCCGGGCGAGCAACAGCCGCATGCAGGAGCCAGCATTGCTCAAGGGGCTGATGTTCAGCGATACTGGAGCGGCCATGACGCCGACGGCAACGAGGAAAGGCGCAAAGCTCTATCGTTATTACGTGTCGATGGATGTGATCAAGAACCGGACGCAGGAAGTCTTTGCCGGTGACGATCCTGCGCCGGTGCGCCTGCCCGCTGGCATGGCTGAAGACGCCATTGTAAGGGAAGTGCGCCGGATACTTCAAACGCCCGAGGTGGTGACGCAGGTTCTCGCCGCCCTCAAGAATGAAGAGGCCCAGTTGTCCGAGGCAAATGTCATCGCCGCCCTGCATGACTTCAACATGCTCTGGACAAAACTGTTTCCTCGCGAGCAGGCGCGGATCATCCAACTGCTCGTCCGGCGTATTACTGTGACTGCCGAAGGGCTGGAGGTCGACATCCGCCGCGAGGGGATAGCCGGCGTCATCCGTGAGATGGTCGCCCCGCAAGACATGAAAGACGCTGCCGAATGACCGGTCAACACAACACTATCCGCATTCTGATCCCGCTCAAGCTGAGGAAGAAGAACGGCCGCCCAAAGCTCATGGTGCCTGCAAGTTGCAGTCCGAGCGCCGACCGTACACAGGACCCTCATATTCTGCGCGCGATTGGTCAGGCTTGGAGCTGGCGCCGGCGCATGGAGGCAGGCGAGTTCGCTACTATAAAGGAGCTAGGCGAGTCCGTCGGCCTTGCCGAGCGCTATGTCAGCCGACAGCTTCGGCTTGCCTATTTGGCGCCGGAGGTTCTGAAGCTCTTGACCTGCGCCCGCGAGGCCCCGGCGATCAGCTTGCGCGATCTTTCCAATCTGTCAACAGCGACTTGGCAAGAGCAGGTTGAAAGGGCGTTTCGCTGACCTTCAGTTGAAACTCGCCTGAAATGACGTGGCTGTCAGCGAGACATGGGCATCAAGTGGCGGATACAATTCGAAGGCCTTGGGTTCTCGCGAGAAGCCCCAGATCCGGAGCAGACACCACTCTGAGCGCCGTTCTTCCGCTACCGCCAGTTCGTTGCGCGTGACATGAAACGGAGTCCGCTCCCAACCATTGGTGGTTTTCACTTCAATCAAACGTGACCGGCCATCCGGTGTGAAGCTCGCAATGTCATAGCCTGCACCGTCTCCGTCCTCCTCTGAGACCCATCGGACTTTGCGCGCCAGGTCATTACGTCCTGCAGTTCGCAATGCCGAGCGTTCGTGCACCAGAATAAGTTCCTCTCCGGCGCGGCCGAGAGCCCGATTCCGTGCGTCCCGATCCGCCACGTCGAATTTGCGGGCAATGTGGAGCATTTGCTCGAGCTCTTTCGGGGGCTCTCGATTGGACGTTGTTGGTGGCGGGCCAATCCATATTTGAGTTGCTTCATGCAATTGGTTGGTTTGGACCGCTGAGGGTGTGCGAGCCAACCAACCCGGGTTCTGTGCAAGCCAGCGCGCCACGGCGTCCAGCAACGACAATTGAAAATTGAACGCAGGCTTGTAACCGGGGATCCAGTCCTCCCCAAGACCCTTCAGAACCGCACTGATGTTTTGGTGCTTGAATTCGACAGACCCCTCTGAACGATCATTCAAAATCGGCAGAAGAGTCCGCCGATGCTCGGCTTTGCTATAGCGCCGGCCGGCAATGTCGTCTGCCAACATTTCAAAATAATCTGCAACGATCAGATCGTTTTCAGAATCAGTCCAAGGTCCGTTTGACATGTGGCCAGGCTAGGGGCGGAAAACCCTATTGTCATCGGAAACGTTACGCAAATCCACGACCTTATGCGAAGTGCCTCGCCGCCTGTGTTACGCCCTTGATCGTTTCAGTTACCGGATGGAACGGTTGCAACAAAGGCGCAGTGTGATTTCGTATCACTATTGAAAACAATGAAACTTTTGAATCCGACCCCCAAAGGTCGAGGTGCGGTCGGAAAGAGACACAGGGCCTACAGAGACCGAAACCGGACAGGCATCCGGTCTCCGAAGGGCGGATGGTTTTCGCCAAACCCCTTTGACACATAAAGAAAAAGGCCCCGCAAGGGACCCGAATGCAATTTCGCAATGAAGTTAGTGGCGGAAGGGGTGGGATTCGAACCCACGGTACGCTCTCACGCACGGCGGTTTTCA